AGATATCTTCTCTGCCTCACGATCATCCCGCAAAACAATATATCGAGAATAGAAAGATACCGCCGAATCAGCATTATCGAATTTATTACGCCGAGAAGTTTAAAGAGCTCGTCAATAAATTTGTTCCTGGTAAACTTACCGATGATTGCCCTGAGGAACCGAGGATAATTATACCTTTTATAGATAAGAATAAGATCCTTGTTGGCTTTCAGGGAAGATCCCTCGATCCGAAAAGCAAGCTTCGTTATATTACCATTATGCTTTTTGATGAAGCTCCAAAAATTTGGGGTATGGAAACTGTTGATACCTCATCGACTGTCTATCTGACAGAGGGGCCATTCGATGCAATGTTTTTGCCAAACGCTATCGCTGCAGCAGGAGGCAATCTAACTTCAATAATTAACTTGACTGGAATCGACAAAAGTAGTATGGTAGTCATATATGATAACGAACCCAGAAATAAACAGATAGTCAAACAGATTAAATCTGCTATTGATAAAGGTTTCAGTGTTGTTATCTGGCCACCATCAATACAACAAAAAGATATAAACGAGATGTTTCTTTCTGGACTCTCTCAGGAACAAATACTTAAAACCATTAAAGCCAATACCTTTCAGGGACTCAATGCCCTTTTGGTCTTAAATCAAAGAAAAATGTGTGACATAGAAGAAAGAAAAACAAAAAATGACTTCAGAAGCAATTTTCAACAGGCACGATGAGGTTTATCATAATCTCTTAAAAGACGTGCTATCCAGAGGACAACTCCGCAAGAATCGCACGGGCGTTGATACTCTTAGTGTGTTTGGTGGGCAAATAGAGTTTGATATTAAACAAACCTTTCCTGCTCTTACAACTAAAAGGATGGCATGGAGAGCAATAGTTTCTGAGCTTCTTTGGTTTCTAACAGGAGAAGCCGATGAAAGATTTCTTGCTTATATGGTCCATAAAAACGGCAAGAATCCGTTTGAATATTATAAAGCCGATTATGACTCGGTTGAAGAGGAAGAAGATCGATTTGTTAAAAGCTTTGAAACCCACAAAACCATATGGACTGAAAACGTCCAGTCTAATTATTGGGTAAACAGAAATAAACAGCTGTTTGTTGGAGACGCTGGTAGAATTTATGGAGTTCAGTGGCGAAATTGGAAAACGCCTGACGGCAGAGCAGTCGATCAGGTAAGCAATCTGATTGATGGTCTTATTAAAGACCCAATGGGTCGAAGGCATATTGTCACTGCTTGGAATCCAGGAGAGTTAGATGATATGTGTCTGCCTCCCTGTCATATCTTCGCCCAGTTTAATGTTACAAATGATGGTTATCTCGAATGCCACATGTATCAGCGATCCGTTGATACTTTTCTAGGCTTGCCTTTTAATATCGCCAGTTATTCTCTTCTAACATACATTATCGCCCAGTTGAGTAATCTGAAACCAGGCCGACTGATTATGTCTTTTGGAGATATCCATATCTATAAAAATCATACGGATCAGGTAATGTTGCAGTTGCAAAGAGAATCTCGTCAGGAACCGACACTTTCTATACCTGACCTGAGACAACTTCCCCTATCTTTTTTCCACGAACTGATAGACGAATTTAAACTAAACAACTACAATCCACATCCAGCAATCAAAGCCCCAATGGCAGTATAGGAGAAAATTATGTATAACTTTAATTTTGACTACGAACCTTCGATGGAAGACGATTATCGTTTCTATAAAGCGGGTGATTCTTCTCCCTCAGACAGAACAGTTTCGTTCCTGTATTTCTGTTGTTGCGTTCCCGTAAATTAAGTATTTTTAATGACCGTTAATTCAACGTTTACAAAACTAAATATGAATTCCCAGCAATCTCAACAAAGGTGTGTGTTATGAAAGATTATCAAAAAATTATTGCAGTTTCTAAGTATGCGAGATGGTTGGAAAAGGAAAATCGCAGGGAAGTTTGGGAAGAAACTGTTCAACGATATTGCGATAATGTCCTCAGCAAATGCGTCGATTCCAAGACAGTTGAGCGGATTCGTTTGGCTATTCTCAATCTAGAAGTTATGCCTTCAATGAGAGCTCTTATGACTGCAGGACCTGCTCTTGATAGGTGCAACGTGGCAGGCTATAACTGTTCTTATCTTCCAATTGACAGTCTGAGATCTTTCGACGAGATGTTCTACGTTACCCTTTGCGGAACAGGCGTAGGATTTTCGGTTGAGCGGAGAAACGTAGACAAGCTTCCAAGCATTTCAGAACATTTCGAGAAGTCAAATACCAAGATCGTTGTGGGCGACTCAAAGGCTGGGTGGGCTCGAGCCCTAAAAGAACTTCTTGCTCTTCTTTGGTCCGGACAGGTTCCAGAGATTGATTATTCTTTGGTCCGACCCGCAGGAGCTCCTCTTAAAACATTCGGTGGAAGAGCTTCAGGCCCTGGTCCTCTAAAAGAGACCTTTGATTATATCATCAAAACAGTAAGAGAAGCTTCTGGAAGAAAACTAAGGCCGATTGAGTGCCACGATATCGTTTGTAAGATTGCAGACTGTGTGGTTGTCGGAGGAGTTCGCAGGGCTGCTCTGATCTCACTATCTGACCTTTCTGATAAAGAAATGGCTTTGGCTAAATCAGGGAACTGGTGGCAGACACACCCCCACAGGTCTCTGGCCAACAACTCAGCTATTTACGATGAAAAGCCCACTCTTTCTCAGTTTATTGATGAGTGGAAAGCTATCTATGACTCCAAGTCTGGCGAGCGTGGCATCATCAATCGTCATGCTCTGAAAAAGCAAGCTGAGCGAACAGGCAGGAGAAATAGCGATGTTGCTTTCGGTGTGAACCCATGCGCCGAAATTATTCTCCGTCCATATCAGTTTTGTAATCTTTCAGAGGTCGTAGTTCGTGACACTGATACAATCGAAACCTTGAAAACTAAAGTTGAGTTAGCCACAATCATTGGCACGGTCCAATCAACTCTTACTAATTTCAAATATCTCCGCAAAGTCTGGAAAGACAATTGCGAAGAAGAAAGGCTTCTCGGAGTTTCTCTGACGGGAGTGTTTGATAATATTCTTTCCTTTGAATGGATGCCAGAACTAAAGCAGGTCGCGATCGAAACCAATGAGATCTGGGCCAAGAAACTCGGCATCAATCAGTCCGTTTCTATTACTTGTCAGAAACCATCAGGAACAGTTTCAGAATTAGTTGACTCTGCTCCCGGAGTGCATACTCGTTTCTATAGACACTACATCCGAACAATTCGTTCGAACAATGTGGAAGCTATCACCAAGTTCCTGATTGATCAGGGCGTTCCTCATGAACCAGATATCATGAAGCCAAATGACCGCATGGTGTTCTCTTTCCCACAGAAAGCTCCCAAAAATGCACTTGTTTCTTCTGATATTGGTGCTATCGAACACCTTAATTACTGGATGATTTCTTTCCAGAAGTGGTGCGAACACAACCCATCAGTCACAATTAAGGTTGGTGAAGACGAGTGGCTGGCAGTAGCAAATTTTGTTTATAACAACTTTGATGATATTGCTGGTATTTCGTTCCTGCCCAAAGACGACAGCGTTTATCAGCAAGCTCCATTCCAGGAAATTGACGAGGAAACCTATAACAAGTGGGTGGACAATTTCCCCAAAATTGACTGGGATTTATTCCCAAGCTATGAACGAGGGGATCAGACGAAATCAGCAAATGAATTCGCTTGCGTTTCTGGAGACTGCACGGTGACTGAGATTTAGTTTTTATAAATAAGAAAGATTCGTATCTTAACAAAGGGTCCAAAATGTCACAGATACTCGAAGAGCTAAAGCAGTTAGGATTTTCCGCAAAACAGCGTGTCGATCAACTTGAAGCTTTGATAAAAGCTAAACAAAAAGAAATTAAAGATAGAGAAGAGCGCGCTTTATCTCAGTCTGAACGAGATCAGAATGAGATTGAAAGAACTATGCAAGAGATTCAGGTTCTAAAAGCTCGGGACGTTGAGCTACAAAAACTCAATGATTTCATGTCTGGAAAACTCGATAACTCTCCTGTAATAGTAGAAGTTCCTGGACCTGAGCGTATTGTTGAGGTTGTCAAAGAAGTTCGAGTTGAAGTTCCTGTTGAAGTCATCAAGGAAGTTCCTGGACCCGAACGTGTTATTGAAATAGAAATTCCTGGACCCACAGAAATTGTTGAAATCGTCAAAGAAGTTCCTGTGGAAATCTTCAAAGATGTCATCAAAGAAGTAGAAGTTATCAAAGAAGTTCCTGGGCCAGAAAGAATTGTTGAGGTCGTCAAGGAAATTCCTGTTGAAGTCATTAAGGAAGTGGAAATCGTCAAGGAAGTTCCTGTTGAAGTCATCAAAGAAGTAGAAGTTATCAAAGAAGTTGAGGTTATTAAAGAAGTTCGAGTTGAGGTTCCTGTTGAAGTCATCAAAGAAGTCGAGGTCATCAAGGAAGTTCCTGTTGAGGTCGTTAAAGAGGTAGAAGTTATCAAAGAAGTTCCTGGGCCAGAAAGAATTGTTGAAGTCATCAAAGAAGTTGAAGTCGTCAAAGAAGTTCCAGTAGAAACCATAAAAGAAGTTCCAGTAGAAAACTCTGATCAACTAAAAGAACTGCAAGATCAACTAAATTCTCTTCAGTTAGCTTTAGCGAACGTGTTACCACCAACACCTCCCGAACCAACTGAGCCAACTGAGACTGGGGCAAACACCTCTACATAAACTGCTGTAGATCGCAAATATAAAAATCCCTGGGACCGCCTGGGGATTTTTTATAAATATAACAAAATATAATCTAGGAGATGCGATTGAAAACGTTCAGACAGTTTATTTTTGGGGGGAATAAACCCAAAGTTGATTGGCACGGTTCTTTTAAACAATTGGGAGAAATCGCAGCTTCAAATATCGCTAATGAATTGAGAACAAAAACATCAAAAAATTTAAACGTTAAAGTGGACATAAATCATTTCGAAGGTGACAAAAATAATCCTGAACAATTTCACGTAAACACGACAGGAGTTTCCAGAAATTTAAGGTTATCTCCTCCGCAGGAGATATTATCTCCGGAGATATTATCTCCTCCTGCGTTTATTAATTGGGCCATGAAACACATAAAACAGCAAAATAATAGAGTAAAGGGATTAGGCCCACCTCCTAAACCAACATCAAGCGACACATTAAGATCTATAACTTTTCACGGAAATGGTGTTATTACCATACATAATCACGGCACAAAATAATTGTCTTGGCATTATGATGGAAAAATATTAGAAGAACCTCCTGAAGACGCTTTTGGGTTTGTCTATCTTATAGAATGTTCTAAAAACGGCAAAAAATATTATGGTAAAAAACTTCTTACTAAAGCTGGATACAAACAAGTTAAGGGTAAAAGAAAAAAGATAAGAAAACAGTCTGACTGGAAAACTTATTTCGGATCATCCAAAGAATTATTAGAGGACGTAAAGCTTTTTGGCGAAGATTGTTTTAAACGAACAATTCTTCGTTTTTGTAAAAGTCGAGGAGAATGTAACTACTTTGAGTCGAAATATATTTTAGAATCTGACGCTATTATTTCTGATAAATTTTATAATGATTGGTTGTCTGTCAAGGTGTCGTCGAGCCACCTAAAAAATATCAAAATTGCTTGACAAAACTTAAAAAACAGGTAAGATAAAAACAGGAGAATGAAATGAAAATGACGCCATCAATGAGACAATTAATCAAAGAAGCAAAGGCAAAACCGACATCGCGAAAGTTGCGCACTGGTGGAATACCTGATTGGGTTGGACCAGAAACAAGACTTCCACATCCAGAGCACGATCTTGAAACTAATCTTATGATAAAGCACAAAGGGGGCGAAACATTCTTCTCATCGAAAAATCAGGAAAAATGTGTTCACGTTTCTCCCGCTGGAAATCATTTTGTTTATGCTATACATCGTGGCGAGGGTGGTGTCCCCACTCACGTCAAATTGACTGACGTAGCAACGGACCCCAGTTACACCCATTAATTTTTTTCAACATCTTTATAGGGAATTTACTTGAATTGCAAAAGGTACTCGAACACAAGCATCTGATAATCAGAGCAGAAGTAAACAATCCACCAAAAGACACCGATCTTATTAATGAGTGGATGAAAAAATTGGTAGATAAAATTGGAATGAAAATTCTTATGGGACCATATAGCGTCTACTCCAATATGGTCGGAAATCAGGGATTGACCGCAGTTACAATCATTGAGACGAGCCACATTGCCATGCATGTGTGGGATGCAGTAAGTCCTGGATTGATGGAGTTTGATGTGTATACATGCTCAACTCTTACTCCACAAGACATCATTGATGAGATGCAACAATTTTCCCCAGTCAAAATCGAGTATTTTTTCATCGATCGTGAACATTCGCTAACTTTACTTGAAGAGAAAAAAGCTGCTTAACGGAACCACATATTATGCAAGAAACGTTTACTGTATACTCTAAAGACAATTGTTCTTTTTGTCAGCAAGCAAAGAGCTTTTTGCTGATGCGCTCAAAGAAATTTGAAGTTAAGAATCTTGGATCTGATTATACTCTGGAAGAATTTAGAACAAAGTTTCCAGAACAAAAAACATTTCCTATGATTGTTCATCAAAAATATAGTGAAGATGGCGATCAGTTTAATATTGAAGTTGGTGGATTTGATAGATTGAAGGAGTATCTAAAATGATGTATGTTAATGATCTAAAGAATAATAAGTGCACAGTGGTTTTCACCAAAGTGAATGGAGATGTTCGGCGAATGCTGTGCACTCTTAAAGAAGATCTTCTTCCGGAAAAACAAACAGAATCGGAACGAAAGACCAACGAGAATATCGTTTCTGTCTGGGACATCGAAAACTCTGGTTGGAGGTCTTTTCGAAAGGACTCTGTTATTGATTTTATTGTGCATGAAACGACATGATATTTCCGACTATTTTATTTACAGAGATATGGGCTGACGAAGAAGCAGTCAATATTTTATTGAAAAATAATTTTGCTCGTTTGGATCAAATAAGTTATAAACCGATATTGACGTCATATGGCGTAGACCTTTTCATTAATTACGGTCATCTGCCGCGTCAGCAATTCAAAGACTTTATTAAATCTATGGACAATAAAAATGCAAATAAATGAATTGAACGTCAATGCCAATGGCGGGACAGAACTCGTGACGCGAGGATTGTTTGAAAGGTTGGGTGATAGTCTCGATGGCATTCAGCTTATAAGCTCAAGAGTCAGAGATATTGAGCGAAACAAAAAACGAATTCTGCATCTGCACGATTTGCCAGAAGATCCAGAGTCTCAACACCTAAGCAATGACCTCTCAAGAAACAGATTCTCCGCTCTGGTCTTTGTTTCTTACTGGCAAATGCAACAATACATCGACAAACTTGGCATTCCAAACAACCACAAATGTTTTGTTATTCATAACGCTATTGAACCAATTCCACAAGTTAAGAAACCTGATCCTACTGATAAAGTGAAGTTGATTTACACATCAACACCACACAGGGGTCTTGAGATTCTTGTTCCCGTATTTGAAAATCTTTATGAGAAGTTTGATGGTAAACTAGAGTTGGATGTTTTCTCTTCGTTCAATATCTATGGATGGCCAGAGAGGGATAAAGTTTATGAGCCCCTTTTTGATCGTTGCAGGAATCATCCTGGGATTAATTATCATGGGTTCCAACCAAACAGTGTTGTAAGGCAGGCTCTTCAACAGGCGCATATCTTTGCTTATCCCTCTATGTGGAAAGAAACTTTTTGCTTGGCTATGGTAGAGGCTATGTCTGCTGGGTGTCTTTGTGTGCACTCTGATTTGGCGGCTCTTCCTGAGATTTCGGCAGGCCTCAACCACATGTATCGATATTCAGAATATATGAATGAACATGCTGGGGTTTTTCACAATAATCTAGAAGATTCTATTCACTTTCTGCTGGAAAATAAAGATAACATGAATTTCTCCTTAAATAAGTTTTATGTTGACCACAGATACAGCTGGGATGCTGTAATTCCCCAGTGGAAGTCATTGATATCATTCGTAAAAAACGATTGACTTTTCAGTTAATTTAGGCTAGAATGGTGTTCTAGCTTAGGGAAGAAAAATGCTTAAAGTTAAAAAACGTAAGGCTCGTAGGTCATCTGGTAATACGGATGTTTACTATGGCGCCGAACCCATTATTATCGGCAAGATCGATAATCTTCAGCTATCCAAGGCTCTGACTTGGTATAACTACACCCAAGATGCCGAGAAAGGCCACAGGTGGTTTCTAGATTATTTAGATCGCAGTGGCTCCTCCAAATCAGATATTCGTTCTGCCAAGAGGATCAATCCGAAACGAGTCATACCGACCGTGTTCTGGATGGCCAAGATGGCACTCAATGGAACTAAGTTCGATAAAGAAACGCAACAGCGTTTTGAATATAAAGTTAAAGAAATTATCAATTCTGGTTCCAAGTTGAGCGATCCTGAAGAGATCACAACAACAAAAGAAAAACCCAACATCCAAGAACGGATCAAAGAAAAAGGCCAAAACGTTATCGCGGATCTAGAAGAAGCTTATGATCTTTTTGTAACGAAATCACAGAAGTTTGCTCTTTATGATTTTCTTCAGAAAAATAATGTTTCGCCGCAAATCTCTGGTATGATTCGCGACTACTACAGTCGTGTTCTTGAAGATCTTAATTGCACCGACAAAGAAGTCAGAAACTCATTCGGAAAAGACAGGCTCAAGCAGGCCAGGTTTCTGGAAGAATGGATGGCAGACTTAGATCGCCACACTTCTAATCGTAAGGCGTCAAAGGTTCGGAAACCCAGGAAGAAGAAACAGAAGCTGGCAGTTGATGTTGTCAAGAGGATCAAATATCAGAAAGAGTTTAAGCCTTTCAAGATTGTCTCGATTCAACCAACTGAAATTGTCGGAAGTCAACAACTCTGGGTTTACAACACTAAATATAAGCAGATGGTTATGTTTAATGCTTCTGGTCCCGCAGGTCTTTCGATGAAGGGAACAACTATAACTGGATTTTGTAAAGAGGAATCACAACAGAAAACTCTTAGGAAACCAGAAGAGCAAATCAACAAGGTTCTCAGTGGTGGTAAAATTATTCTCAGGAAATTCATGAGCGAGATAAAGACTAAAAGT